TTCAAAGAATAAGAGTAACCCTGATCGTTGTTTGCCTCGACGTAAAGCTCAAAGTCTTACAAAAGCTGAACGCGCTTCAACAGCGCGTAAAAAGAAACGTGCAGGCGCTAAAGGAAAAACTACAGTCGCTAACACAAAAGCTGCGAAAGTGACAAAAATGGCTTCTGGTGGGGCGGTAACTCCACCAAAACGGCCGTTTAACGGAGCTCGTATACCGGGGACGGCTGTGGCTAGAGGATGCGGGGCGGTAATGTCTAACCGCCGGAAAAGAACAAAAGGGTCAGTGTCGCAAGCATGACAGCGCTAGCTTTTTATATAGATAAGGAAAAACAGATCTGCGAAGAGATTATCGCATGGTCTGAGCACACACTTCAGAAGCCTAACCCTTTTTACAATAACTTACCGGCCTGCCCCTATGCTCAGAAGGCGTGGCAAGAGAATAAGGTGGCTATACTATTTAAGTATGAAGATAGTTATCAGTGTCTGTACAGCACTATATCTCAATGGGAAGATGTTTTTGATCTTTGTATTATTGTTGATATGGAGTTTGAAAAGGACCCGGAACGGTTTCACGCTTACCTAGATGACCTAAATACCGCTATTTCGGAAGGTATCTTTATAGAAAGAGATATGTGGGTGATGGGTTTTCATCCGCATGATGAGGCAAACGATTTTATTGACGACCAGTCTTTTATGCAGATGGTAGAAGATGAATACGCTATGATTTTTGTACAGCGTCTTTCCAAACTACAAGAAGCAGCAGACAAAATAAAAGAAAAAGGGTATTATGACAGCTATCTAGCCGAATATGACGTAGAAGCCATATTCAATAAACGAGCAGAGCTATACAGGAGACTGAAGCATGGCAATGAAGCCTCGTAAGATGATGAAAAAGGGCGGCGCGGTTAAGAAGATGCGCGGCGGTGGTATGGTTAAAAAGATGCGTGGCGGCGGCATGGTTAAAAAGATGCGCGGCGGCGGCATGGTAAAGAAGAAGTAAAATGGCGCTTTCAGGAAGCCGAAATTTTGAGCTAGACGTAGCGGAATACGTCGAGGAAGCCTTTGAGCGGTGCGGCTTAGAGGTTAGAACTGCATACGACTATAAAACGGCTAGACGCTCACTTAACTTGATGTTGGCGGAATGGGCTAACCGAGGCTTAAACCAGTGGACTATATCTCAGCGAACCCAAGCGGTAACTAGCGGCACGGGAAACTACACGCTTAACAATGATGTTATTGATGTTTTGTCTTTAGTTATAAGAAGAAGCGGCACAGACTATGCTTTGGAGAGAATTAGTCGAGACGAATACCTTTCTATTCCGACAAAATCTACCGAAGGGCGTCCAAGTCAGTTTTTTCTAGACCGACAAATATCTCCCGAGTTGAAGCTTTGGCCCGTTCCAGACAACAGTACGGATGTTGTGTATTATGACGCTTTAACGCGTATGGACGATGCGGATAAGTTAGTAGACACTATGGAGGTCCCTTTTCGTCTGTACCCTTGTTTAGCCGCAGGGTTAGCGTATTATCTGTCTATTAAACGAGCTCCTAATCGGGTGCAGCTTTTAAAAGCGGTATATGAAGAAGAGTTTGAACGCGCTATGGCGGAAGATCGCGATAGAGCGTCGTTTAATGTTGTTCCACAGTATGAGTATTTTAGAGCCGGGTAATGGGTAAGTTCGCCAACGGTAAAAACTCATATGCTTTATCTGACCGATCCGGTATGAGGTATCGGTATAAAGATATGCGTAGAGAGTGGAACGGCCTGTTGGTTGGTAAGGATGAATATGAGTCGAAGCATAAGCAACTAGGTCCTTTTCGTAAGGTAGTTGATGCAGAGGCAATAAAGGATGCGCGGCCGGATAGAACAGAACCTGCGGTCGCTCGGCTTTTGAGGTACAACCCGTTTTCATCGGGGGCTTTAGGAACTAACGTAATTACGGTGTATGAGCCGTCACATGGTAGAACAACTGGGGATGTAGTTAGGTTTAGAAATGCTAATGGGTTTGATGGGTTTACTAAAGCGTCTATTGAGTCGGCCGGAGGATATACAATCACCGTGTCAACAACAGATAGGTACACTTTTACGGCCACCTCGGGAACAGCAACCGCCGGTAATACACGAGGCGGAGGTGAAAATGCGACCGTGGGGCCAGTAACTTTGGTGAGTTAAATGAGTTTTACATATACAGAATTACAAACGGCGATACAGGACTTTACCGAGAACACGGAAACATCTTTCGTGAACAACTTACCTGTATTTATTCGTAGCGCGGAAGACCGGATTTTTACACTTGTTGATTTAGAACTGTTCCGTAAGAACGCTGTATCTACACTCACAATCGGTGATCCGTATTTGAATGTCCCTGTTGATTACTTAGCTCCGTTTTCCCTGCAAATTACCACCGCAAACTACGAAGAGTTCCTTCAGTTTAAAGACGTAAATTTTGTTCAGCAGTATACAATAGATGCCGGGGCAGACGCTACGCCGATATATTACAGCATATTTGACGTTGATAACTTTATTTTAGGCCCGACGCCAAATCTAGCCTACGACGTTGAGCTACATTATTATTATAGGCCAGCCAGTCTTACGGCGGGGCTTGGTTCAGAGAAAAGCTGGCTTAGTGATAACGCGCCAAACGTGTTACTTTACGGTTCTCTAGTAGAAGCGTATACTTACATGAAGGGCGAAACGGACATGATGCAGCTTTATGAGCAGCGGTTCGCGCAGGAAATACAACGGTTGAAGGATTTGGCTGAAGCTAGAGAGAATAGCGATGCCTACAGGAGAGGTCTACCTGATAGGCCACGCACTTAACTAGGAGTAAAGAACGATGGCAACATCAAACGCAGCAACCACCTATCTGGAGAGACGGGTTCTTGACTACCTGTTTAAGAACGACTCACTCTCCTTCGCTACGCCCGGTAATAGCATTTACGTTGGGCTGGCTACAGCAGTTAGCGCCGCTGAAAAAGGCAACCTGACAGAAGTTCAAGTTGACACAGACGATGCCAACTACATTCGCAAACAAGTAACTGCCGCCAACTGGAAGCAGTCAACCACCACTCTTGGGGTGAACTTGGCGCAGGCAGCTACAGAAATTCATCTGGTAGATGCAGAAGCATTTCCAACATCTGGCACAATCCAGATTGATGACGAACTTATCACATACACAGGTAAAGGTAGCACAGCTACTGCTGACGTAAATGGTGCGGTTAGTTCATCAACCAGCGTTGCCGTGGATGGTAACTCCGGCACAATTGCTGTTGGTATGATTGTGACAGGTACAGGTATTTCAGGCACCGTCCGTGTGGCTACCGTGACAACACAAAATGCTATTGTATTGGACACCGCTGTTACTCTGGCTGATGACACAGCGTTGAATTTCGATGGCACAAACACCCTGACAGGTGGTGGTCGCGGTGATTCAAGCACAACTGACTATGCTCACACAGCAGGCGACACTGTTATTTCTGACGCACAGCGCGTGATCAACGATAACAACATCGAATTTCCTGCCGCAGCAGGCACATCCGCCAGCTACACAGTAACACATGCCTTTGTTGCAGACGCAGACATTGCTACAGCCAATGTTAATGGCGCTGTAGCATCTGGCACGGCTGTTACTTTGGACGGCAACGTAGGCACAATCGCTGTTGGTGACATTGTTACAGGTACAGGTATTACTGGTGCAACAAGCGGCGTGGTTCGTGTTTCGGCAGTCGCAAGTCAGACAAGCATCACTCTTGATACAACTGTGACACTTGCGGACGACACTGTTCTGACATTCGATGGCTCTAATATCTTGTTCGTTGGCGCACTGGACGCAAGTAAGTCTGTTGCTGCTGGCGATATCTTCCGTATCAACGCGGGTAATCTAAGCATTGAGTTGAAGTAATGGCCCTAGTAATCAAGGACCGTGTAAAAGAAACGACAACCACGACAGGCACTGGCACGTTAACTCTTGCTGGTGCCTTTAGTGGGTTTGATTCGTTTGCAGAGATAGGTGATGGCAACACCACCTATTATTCCTGCACAGACGGCACGGACTTTGAGGTAGGTATTGGAACGTATACGGCGTCAGGCACAACGCTCTCCAGAGACACTATTCTGGAAAGCACTGGTGCGACAGCCACGGCTGATGTTAACGGCACTGTGTCGGCTTCTACGAATGTGACGCTAGATGGTAACAGCGGTACTATTGCTGTTGGTATGCGTGTTAGAGGCACAGGTATCAGCGGAGTAGTTACAGTAGCTACCGTGACCACTCAGAGCGCCATTGTACTCGACACGGCTGTGACGCTGGCAGATGATACGGCGCTGACATTCGGTGATGGCAAGATCAACTGGAGCGCAGGCACAAGAACAGTGTTTTGTACAATGCCAGCAGAGAAGATGATTTACAACGATGCTAGTGGCAACGCTGTGAACTTTACAGAACAAGACCCGCAGGCTTTGGCCTTCGCAATTGCATTGGGGTAAGATATGGCTAACTCATTTTTATCAGAAACGGATACTGCGGTAGGAACGAGTGCCGCCACAATCTATACCTGTCCAGCTTCGACAGAGACAACCATTATTGGTTTGAGTGTGGCAAACATCGTCACCTCACAGATTCTTATAGATGTTATACTGGACGCAAGCGCCAGAACAAGCGGCGCGGAAGACAGTGTGTATCTTGTGAAAGCCGCACCAATTCCGGTTGGATCGTCAATCGTTGTCGTTGGGGGAGACCAGAAGGTTGTGATGGAACCGGGCGATGCGCTGAAGGTTGTGTCTGATACAGCATCATCTGCTGATGTGGTGATGAGTCACCTAGATATTACATAAGGAGAGCGCAATGCCTTATATGGGTAATCCACTTGCTACCGCATTCTCCACAATCAATAAGCAGACCATAACGGGCAACGGAACTGTTGGCCCGTACACGCTTGATTATGCCGCTGGCAGCGATCAGGACGTAGAAGTTTTTGTAAATAACGTCCGTCAAGAGCCGGGTGTAGCCTACACCGTAGCTGGAACAAGTATGACTATGACTGGCGTTGTTCAGTCATCAGATGACTTCTATGTAGTGTTTCAGGGCAAGGCACAGCAAACAGTTTCTCACCCAGCAGGTAGCCCACTGCAAGCTACGAGCGGTACGTTTAGCGGCGACCTCACAGTAGACACCAGCACCTTAAAAGTTGACAGCACAAACAATCGGGTGGGCATTGCAAACGCATCCCCAAGCGTAGAACTAGACGTTACTGGTGCGGCAAAGGTATCCGGCGACCTTACCGTTGACAGTAACACGTTATACGTTGATAGCACAAACAATCGGGTGGGCATCGGTGACAGTTCACCAAGCGCAAAACTCGATGTTTACAGCACTAGCGGCTCTACGACAGACATTGGTAGATTTGAAGCGGCTGTCGGTGGCTACACTGGCACAAGCCTGATTGCGGCAAACACGATAGGTCCAGACAGTGCATACAATCTGTTTAAGTGTATCACCGACAGCGATGGCGATGCTGGTGGACCTTACACTGAATTTGTTGTTCGCGGTGATGGCAACGTGGGCATCGGGCAATCTTCACCCGCCACACCCCTGCACATTAACGGCGCACCCGGCACCACCACACTGCGTCTGGACGCTGGCGGCACATTAGGCGGTGCTAGACGCAACTGGGGTATCTCTGCTGAGAAATATGCGGCTGGTGCTTTGACCATTGAATATGGAAGCACTGAGGGTGCGGCACCATCAAATGCCGCTATGACCATTGACAGCGGCGGTGGCGTTCTTATAAATACAACTTCAGCGGTTGGGGCTGGTGGGCCTAGACTTTCAATGGCCTTTAATGGTTCAACTACTTGGCTTGCAAATACAAATGACACTAATGGTACGTCTGGTGCAAGGCATTTCACGTTTCATTCAAGTGGAACTGAAGTTGGAAGAATAACAACAACAACATCAGCCACAACCTATACCTCCACATCAGACTACCGCCTCAAAGAAAACGTGGTAGCAGACTGGGATGCAACCACACGCCTCAAGCAACTCAACCCTGTTCGCTTTAACTTTATCGCTGACCCTGACACCACAGTCGATGGCTTCCTTGCCCACGAGGTACAGGACATTGTGCCTGAAGCAATCAGCGGTGAGAAAGACGCAATGCGTGATGAGGAATATGAGGTCACGCCAGCGGTACTTGATGAGGATGGCAACGAGGTAACGCCAGCGGTTATGGGTACACGGTCAGTGCCGGATTATCAGGGCATTGACCAGTCAAAGCTGGTGCCATTGCTGGTGAAAACCATACAGGAACTTGAAGCGCGTATCACGGCACTGGAGAACGCATAATGGCACTTAGCACCATTAAAACAGCTAGTATAACAGATGATGCGGTGACCACGCCGAAGGTCTCTGATGGTGTGTTCAATGCACACCGCAACCTCATCATCAATGGTGCGATGCAGGTGTGGCAAAGAGGAACCTCATTTACTACAAGCAGCAGCGGAACATTTAGCGCAGATAGGTGGGCATCTAATGCTGGCGCATCAACAGTGTTTTCACGTTCAACGGATGTTCCAACTGGATTTCATTACTCATTATCTGTTGCTGGTTCTGCATATACAGGCATTAGAACACGCATAGAGGCGGCAGACTGTAAGCGTATAGCTGGTCAAGAAGTAACATTTAGCTGGTACGCAAAGAGAACTGCTGGAACAGGAGATATGAAAACATATCTTGGGTATGCTTCTGCTGAAGATAATTTTGGAACAGTCACTTTAATTGAAGAAGTTGTAAACACAGCATCTGCATCAGTATCGTCTGATTGGGCAAGATATACCTACACAGTTACCTTACCAGCAAACGCGGCCAACGGTTTGCATTTTGTTGTTTTTAATGGGTCAGCATCAGGCGCAGTTACAACTTTGTACACAGGCGTCCAGCTAGAAGTTGGCTCTATAGCCACGCCGTTTGAACACGAAATGCTTAGTGATACGCTACATAAATGCCAACGATACTATGAAAAATCCCACGATTATGGCACTGCACCGACACACGGATTTAGCGGTACTGGTTTTGAAATATGGCAATCAAGAGCCACAAGCGGCACATCCGCTGTTTATTACACTATTCAATATAAGGTCAGAAAAAGGGCAAGCGCATCTGTAACCACATTTAATAATACTGCTAGTGGCGCGGGTTATTATCACATCAGTGGAAATGCTGATTACACCAATGGAAGCATTAACGGCGGCGATAGAAAGTTTTCAATGAGGATGCCATCAACAGGCAATCAAAACGAATACTTGTTTAGCTGGGTTAGTGATGCGGAGTTATAGAAATGATTATTGAAAATGCTAAATATACATTAGACATTATGGGCAATACTTGCGCTGTTGAATGTGTTGTTGACGGTGTTGGAATGTCAGTTCCACTTGACCCAGCCAACCGCCACTATGCTGAAATTATGCGTCAGGTAGAAGCTGGCGAGTTGACTATACAGGATGCTAACTAATGGCTTACATAGGTAAAACCCCGACACAAGCTGTACGCCAGCGCTATGTCTTTACTGCGGCAGGTGGTGAAACATCACTCTCCGGCGCGGACGACAACAGCAACACACTTGTCTACACAGACGGCGAGTATGTAGATGTAATGTTAAACGGTGTCACCTTGATTAGCGGCACCGACTACACAACCACCACTGCCAACACCATTGGCGGCTTAACCGCGCTCACAGCCAGTGACGTTGTTGAGGTAATGGTGTATGATGTGTTTAGCGTAGCAAATTTAAGTAGCTACTTTACCACGGCGCGGGTGCCGTTTTTCCGGTATGATTCGTCCGTTGCGAACATACCTTTGAATGCAGACCAGAAGGTGCCGTTTACAAGGTATGACGCGACAAGCAGCAACTTCTCGCTGACTAATTAGAGGCTGATATGGCAAGACTTGTAAAATCTATTGTATCTGGTTCAACCGTAACAGGGCTGGGCGAAACAACCAGCACTGACCAGCTAGAAGGGCGCTACGCTGTAGAGGTAGCGACACTGACTGATGGCGCGAACATCTCTGTAGACTTGGGCGCGAATCAGAACTTCACCGTTACGCTGGCTGGCAATCGCACACTGGACAACCCGACCAACATTGTTGTTGGGCAGACAGGTTCTATCTTCATTGTGCAGGATGGCACAGGTAGCCGCACCCTGTCGTTTGGCTCTTATTACGATTTTGCTGGCGGCACCGCGCCCACACTCACCACAGCGGCTTCTGCGGTTGACCGCATTGATTATGTCGTCCGTACAGCCACCTCAATCCACTGCGTGTTTACAGCGAACTATAGCTAATGTTTAACAACCAGATTATTGCAGGCTCATCAGGACAGGGTGGTAGCTTTTACCCCTACAGCATTGACCAGTCTTTGCGTGTTGATGACACGGCAAGCCAGCGTATGTATCACAACACTGTCGCTGGTGACGCACAAAAATTCACGATGTCTTGTTGGATTAAGCGCACAGAGTTGAGTGACAATGGCACGATTATGTCAAGCTGGAATGGCGCATCAAACTTTGTGAATATGTATTTCTCAGGTGATTATCTGTATTGTTATATTTGCGACAATCGTTCTGGGTTTGTTGACTATAATTTTACAACATATGCATCACCAAGTGGAATTATTTACTATAGGGATGTAAGCGCGTGGATGCATGTAGTTTATGCGGTTGACAGCACACAGTCTACTGCCACTGACAGGTTCACTATCTGGGTCAATGGCGTAAATACAAATGCTCGTTCTGCCGGTTCTGGAAACGATATCCCACTAAATTACAATATGGAAATCAACGAAGCTGGTGGTCAGAACTTTTTGTTCAACAACCCGGATAGCGCTTCTTACTACGGCAGTTTTTACATTGCTGATATGGTGTATGTTGACGGCACAAAGTATGATGCAGACACATTCGGCGAATTTAAGAATGGCATATGGATACCGCTAGACATATCAACGCAGTCAATCGCCTATGGCAACAACGGCTTTTATTTGGACTTTGCCGACAGTAGCGATTTGGGCAAGGATGTCAGCGGCGAGGGAAATCACTTCACACCCGGCACAAGAAGCGCGGTCGTTCAAAACTTTAGCGCACATGATCAAGTGCTAGATAGCCCGACTAATAATTTTGCTACCCTTAACCCACTTCAGAACAGTGGTGGCGGTGGCACTTGGTATGCACAAGCAACTCTTTCAGAAGGAAACTTGAAGGCAAGTTTGCCAGCAAACTCTGTAAGTGTCGCAAGCATGAAGGGAACAGGCAAACTTTACGCAGAGGTGCGGTGGTCAACTGTTGTAAATGAGTTAGCGTTGGGTTTAATAATTCCAGAGGAATACACCACAACAACTGCACATAACATTAACACAGGGCCAAATAGCTGGAGAATGGCATATCACGGATATGCCCCCGCAGATATTTATCTTGTTGATGAAGGAACACAGATAGCAAATCCTGCACAAACTGTTAGTGCTGGTGATATATTTCAAGTTGCTTGGGACACTGATAACGGCAACATATGGTTTGGATACAATAATAATTGGTACGATTCATCAGGTGGAACTACAGGAAACCCATCAACTGGTGCTAATCCAACAATGACAGCCACAACAGCAGATTTAGAAGCATCTCTAGTTTACATTGCTTCTGGTAATTCTACAGGTGTAGGTGTTATTAATTTTGGTCAGGACAGCACCTTTGCTGGCGCAACCACCGCTGGCGGCAATGCAGATGAAAACGGCTACGGTGACTTCAAGTACGCAGTACCATCCGGCTTCTTAGCCCTCTGTTCAGCCAACCTACCAGAAGTAACCATTGGCCCGAACAGCGCCACAACGAGTGACCAGCACTTTAATACGGTGCTGTATACTGGTAATGGGTCAACTCAAAGCATCACTGGAGTTGGGCATCAGCCCGATTTTGTTTGGATGAAAAAAAGAAGCGCGGCTGAGTCTCACATATTACAAAACAGTATTTCTGGTAACACTAAATTTCTTATCAGCAATTCAACTGCGGCTGAAGATACTTCAACAGCATTGATACAGTCTTTTGACAGTGACGGGTTTAGTTTGGGTGCAAGTTCAACAGTAAACGGTTCGTCAACTACATATGTCGGCTGGTCTTGGAAAGCTGGCGGCACAGCCGTAAGCAACACCGATGGTAGTATAACGTCAAGCGTATCGGCTAATCCTGATGCTGGGTTTAGCATAGTGTCCTACACTGGTACAGGCACTAGCGGCACTTATGGTCACGGGCTTGGTGTTGCGCCAAATATGATATTGACCAAAGACAGAACAGACCCTGCGGCGTGGGCAGTTTATGTTTCAGATATTGGCACTGGTAAATACTTAGAACTTGACCAGACAGATGCCACAACAACCGCCGCCGCAATATATCCATCTGTTTCATCAACCACTATTGGCGTTGGTGTGCAGGGTGATGGGTCTATTACAAACACTTCAGGCGATAACTATATTTCATATTGTTTCGCAAATGTCGAAGGCCACCTGAAATGCGGCTCATATGTCGGCAACAATTCCACAGATGGGCCGTTTTCCTACACAGGGTTTAGGCCAGCGTTTGTTATAATAAAAAGAACAGATAGTGCGGCGGGATGGGTTCTTTATGATAACAAAAGAGACACCCACAATCAGATGCAATATATACTGTGGCCTAATTTAAGTAATGCTGAATACACATCAAACTTGATTCATATAGATTTTTTAAGCAATGGCTTTAAGGTTCGTAATGCTACTTATGGTGAAACTAACGCATCGGGCGGTACATACATCTACCTCGCCTTTGCCGAAGCCCCATTCAAATACGCCAACGCCAGATAGGAGATAACCAATGGCATATACATACAATGGTAAAATCATCCGCGCTGGTCGAGCGTGGTCAAATGATGAAGGAATACAGCATCCTCGTAACTGGATGATATGGTCAGATGCAGAAAAGACTGCCGCTGGCTTGGTGTGGGAAGATGACCCAGCGCCGTTTGACAGCCGCTTTTATTGGGCGGCAGGTGTACCAAGATCCTTGGACGATGTAACGGAAGAAGACGGCAGTGTAACGCTTGGCCTCAAGTCACAGTACAAAGCACAGATCAAGGTAACGGCTGCATCACTGCTTGCGCCGACTGACTGGCATGTGGTGAAGGCTACTGAGGTAGCAGCTTACTCAGTTCCTGCAAACGTCAGCCAGTATCGCACCGATGTCCGCGCTGCAAGCAACACGATTGAAGCAGCGATTGACGGCGCGGCAGACCTTGATGCGTTTATTGTATTGTTTGATGCGCCAGAAGATGGCAACGCCCCGATCAATGACTGGCCTGAAGAGGTGTAACGATGACCCGCGCCCGTGAACTAGCAAATCTTGGTAACAATACCACAGACCTTGAGGCTATAAACGCGGTCTATGATGCGGGTGGCCTGACAGGACGCAACCTCATCATCAATGGTGCGATGCAGGTGGCACAGCGTGGAACTGTTACTGGGGTTACAAGTGCATACGGTGGCCCAGATAGATTTCTAATGACTAGTTCTGGTAGCGTTATATTTACTCTAAGCCAAGATACAGATGTGCCTACTAGTCAAGGCTTTGCTAACAGTTTTAAAGCTGATGTTACTACAGCAGATAGTTCTTTAGCGGCTAGTGATTACGCTATACTTTTTCACAGATTTGAAGGTCAAAACTTACAACATCTTAAAAAAGGAACCTCTAGCGCAGAAAGTGTAACGCTATCATTTTGGATAAAAAGTTCTACAACAGGAACATATATTCTTGAGTTGTTTGATAACGATAATACTAGGCAAATAAGCAAATCATACACAGTAGATACTGCTGACACTTGGGAAAAGAAAGAACTTACATTTGCTGGTGATACATCTGGCGCATTTAGCAATGATAATGGTCTTAGTATGCAAGTGGGTTGGTGGCTTGCGGCTGGTAGTACATATTCTAGTGGCACACTAAGCACCTCGTGGACAAGTAGTACTAATGCAAATAGGGCAGTTGGTCAGGTCAATGCAATAGATGATGCGGCAAATAACATATTCATCACAGGCGTTCAGCTAGAAGTCGGTGAGACAGCCACGCCGTTTGAACACCGTAGCTATGGCGATGAGTTGCGTAGGTGTCAGCGTTATTATTACCAGACAACCGACTACATTAGATATATGTCACAAGGCCCTGTTGGCTCTCAAGCGTGGGAATGGATTGACTTACCTGTTACAATGAGGGCACAACCAACTGGTTTAGTTTATGGAAATCAAAATGAAGCTGATGTTGGTAAGGCACAACAAGATGGCGGGGATAAAGAAACGGTTAGTTTATATCAAAGCCCGTTTGTTTTAGGACTGCTTTGTTCCAATTCAACTAGTGGTCAAAACCTCCAGTTCTGGAAAATTAAAGTAGATGCGGAGTTATAAGAATGGATATTGCAAGCGCACAATATTACAATGACCTGCAAGGAAACCAGCTTGGCATCAGAATTGTTATTGGTACAGAAATTATGGATGTGCCCCTAGACCCAGCCAACCGACACTACGCAGAAATCCTACGCCAAGTGGAAGCTGGCACTCTGACCATAGCGGATGCTGACTAATGCTAGGCGCGGTTGCCATATCAGAAAAGGCTATATCAGATCAGGGGGTCTTGCTCTCTGCATCTGAAACCGCGTCTGCTAACTTTACTAAATCAAATGCTGGCAACCTGACACTGGACGGTGCTTCAGAAATCGAGGCCATTGCAACAAAGACAACTATCGGTGTTGGCATTCTTGTTGGGTTGATGGAATCCTCAACTATCTTTACACAGACCACGGTGCCTACACGCTTTGCTACAGGTGTGTCGGCAAGTGTAACGAGCTTCGATCAGACAACTACCCCGCTTACGGTGTTCAACGGCGTATCAGAGCAGTCTGCCAACTTCACACAAGACAGCGCCGCAGTTAGGGTGTATATTGGCCTAGCTGAAAATGACTTCAACTTTACACAAAGCGCCGATTTAACAGGCACTTTGAATGGTATATCCGAGCAGAACGCGGAGTTTGTTCAGAGTTCAAATGGTGGTTTTGTAAAGCTTGCTGAAGCTGATGTCATATCTGTATTTACGCAGATTTCATCTGGCGGTTTTGTACGGGAGATTAATTCCGAGATATCCGCAGTATTTATAGAATCAGCCGATGGTCGCCTGTATTGGGATGATTGGGCTGGTTCGCCAAACAACTCACCCCCTGAAACGTGGGTGCAAATTGTACCAACAGGCGGAACGTGGACAGAAATAAACGCTGGTGGTACAATTGAAATATGGACACAAAAGGTGGTTTAAATGGCGTCTACCTATACAGTAAACACAGGTATTGAAAAACCCGGCTCCGGCGAACAGTCGGGTACTTGGGGTACTACAACCAATACAAACTTTGATATTATTGACCGCAGCCTGAATGGTGTTGGCAACATTACCTTAACTGGTGCAACACACACACTGTCAACTTCTGATGGGTCTTTGTCAGACGGTCATTATCGTGTGCTTGTTTTAGGCGGTACACCCGGTACAAGCTGCACCATTTCCATCACCCCAACAGACCAAGAAAAAGTTTACCTTGTTTACAACAACTCAGGATATTCTGCCGTATTTACACAAGGTTCCGGCGGCAACGCGACCATAACAAATGGTGCGACAGCTTGGATCTATGCCGATGGTGGCGGTGCAACAGCGCAAGTAAAAGCTGTACCCGCAGATTTGATTGATGATCCAAGCCCACAGCTTGGTGGCAACTTGGACGTTAATGGTAACTCAATTGTATCTGTTAGCAACGGTGACATTGCTATCACACCAAACGGCACAGGCGATGTTATTATTGACGGGATTAAGTATCCGCAAGCCGATGGTAATGCTGGTGAGTTTTTGCAGACAGACGGTGCAGGCCAGTTAAGCTTTGCTGATGTGGCTGCTTCAGCCTTTAGCTCTGGTATGCTGATGCCATATGCTGGAGCAAGCGCACCTACGGGCTGGCTACTTTGTTATGGTCAGGGTGTTTCTACCACTACTTACGCAGATTTGTTTGCTGCAATCGGATACACTTATGGCGGCAGCGGTGGTACATTTAACCTGCCCGATCTTCGCGGTCGTGTAGTTGCTGGTAAAGATGATATGGGCGGCACCAGCGCAGACCGTCTGACTGATCAGTCTGGTGGATTGGATGGTGATGTGCTTGGCGACACAGGTGGCGCGGAGACACACACCCTGACTACCGCTCAAATACCATCACACAGCCACAACTCTATTGCTAATGTTGACGCAGGCTACACCAGCGATGGCTTGACTGCTGGCGAATATGTAAACAAGGCCAAGCAGTCGCCCTATGGTGCTGGCGGCGAAATCTTTAGTTACAGCTTATCCGGCGGCACCACAGCGCCAACCCTTGGCCCCACATCAAGTGTCGGTAGTGGCAGCGCACACAACAACGTACAGCCTACAATAATTCTGACCTATATTATTAAGACATAGGTGGTTACATGCCGCTAACAAAGCTACAGTTCCGCCCCGGCATCAACCGAGACATTACTTCGTACTCTAACGAAGGCGGCTGGCGTGACGGCGACAAGATCAGGTTCCGGCTTGGATACCCTGAAAAAATTGGTGGTTGGCAAAAGTTTTCGGCGGCTACCTATCAGGGTTCCGCCCGTGCGCTTCACAACTGGATTGCGCTAGATGGCTCAAATCTGCTTGGCCTTGGAACGCATCTTAAATACTACATTGAAGAGGGTACGGCATTTAATGACATCACCCCTATTCGCACTACAACAGCGGCAGGTGCGCTAACATTTGCCGCCACAACAGGTAGCGCAATTATAACGGTATCCCACACCAGCCACGGCTGTCAGCAGTTTGATTTTGTTACCGTATCTGGAGCGGTTAGTCTTGGCGGCGACATCACCGCTGCTATCTTGAACGCCGAGCATCAAGTCACTCGTGTTGTTGATGCAAACACTTATGAAATTACAGTTTCTGTCCCTGCCCTTGCTACAGATACAGGCAACGGTGGGGGTTCCGTGGTTGGCGAATATCAGATTAATGTTGGTCTGGACACAACTGTTGGCGGCACGGGTTGGGGCGCTGGTACTTATGGTCGTGGCGGTTGGGGAAGCACTGCACCCGGCGGCTTGACAACCACAACTCAGATCCGCCTTTGGTCACATGATAACTTTGGCGAAGACCTGCTGATTAATCCACGCGACTCGTTCATTTATTACTGGGACAAGTCTGGTGGCGCAGGCGCACGGGCCGTGGAGCTATCTACGTTGTCCGGTACCAAAACATCCGTGCCTACTATATGTAAGCAAGTGATGGTCTCTGACCGCGACCGTCACGTTCTGGCGTTTGGGTGTGATGGGATCAATGCTAGCCCTTCTGGCACACAAGGTGACGGTGTTCAAGATCCGCTGCTTATTCGGTTCTCTGACCAAGAAGATCCGCTGGACTGGTATCCTAGCGTTACTAATACCGCAGGGGATTTACGCCTCGGTTCGGGGTCTACCTTTGTTAGAGCTATTGAAACAAAGCGTGAGATTTTGGTGTGGACGGATACAGCGCTTACGTCTTTACGTTTTATTGGCGCTCCCTTTACTTTTGGACTGCAACAGCTTGCTAACAACATTACAATTATCGGCCCTAACGCGGCAGTAGCTACAGAAGACTTTGTCTTCTGGATGGGGCTAGATAACTTCTACGTCTATGCTGGTCAGACGGCACAGCTACCTTGCACCGTTAAGGATAAGGTGTTTGCAGACATCAACTTGGCTGAATTTGACAAGGTGTATGGTGCAGTAAACAGTGAGTTTGGGGAGGTCTTTTGGCTGTATCCATCTGCGGCATCAAGTGAGAACGATAGATATGTTGTCTATAATTACATCGACAAAATTTGGTATTATGGCACCCTAGAAAGGACTGCTTGGATTGACCGTGGAACGCGAGATTTCCCAATTGCTGCTTATGGTGGCTTGCTCTACAACCACGAGTTTGGGTATGACGACGATGGTCAGCCGATGGACTCATACATTGAGTCTGCTGCTATGGATATCGGTGATGGAGACCACTTTTTATATATACGCCGGGTGATACCAGATTTGACGTTTCGTGGTTCGACTTCCATTAGTTCGCCGCAAGCTACTTTTACGATCAAAGCTCGTAATTTTCCGGGAGAGGATTTTGGCAGTACTGCCGCGGGCACAACATCTAGAACCTCTGTTAGCCCGGTAGAGGAGTACACAAATCAACTTGATTTACGTATTCGTGGGAGGTCTTTTGCAATTCGTGTAGACTCAAATGCATTAGAATCAAAGTGGAAGCTTGGTAGTCCTCGTGTAGACATACGGCAGGATGGTAGGCGATAATGGCTTCTATTCAAGTACCCGCACCAAGACTACCGGAGGCTCCTTTTGAGTACTCTCAACAACATATGCAGGATTTAATAAGAGCTTTGGAAGCATTTATCGAACAGGAACGCAACCCCGGTGAGTTGCGCGGCACAAGAATAACACTAACTGACCTGCCTACAAGCGCATCTGGGTTAGAGACGGGTACTCTTTATAACGATAGCGGTACAGTAAAAGTAGCCCCGTGATAGACGTATAGGAAAAAACATTGTATATTATAAAAACCATTATGAAGTTGGGTTAACACAATGGCTAAAGCAGCGCTAAAAAAAGAACTTACCTTTCCAGAAGGCGGCATTGCGGACTTTTATAAGACCGATGCTGAGCTAGAGGCAATGGATCGTGAGGACGCCAAACAACAGTTTGGTGAAGCGGGGATTGCTAATTTTGAAAAGGTTGCTACCAAAATGGCGTCGTATGGCCGTTTTGGAGATGATAAGCTGGTTCACGCTGAAACGGGTGAGCTAGTTGTTCCAAAAGCGCTTATTCAAGATAACCCTGAACTGAAAGAGTCCATTTTTAACCACTTGCGTGAAATGGGGGTTGAAGATCCCGAGCGTTATGTTGTTGGTTCTGACGCTAACTCTCTTAACCCAGAAACAGGTTTACCTGAGTTTTTCTTAAAGAAGATCTTCAAAGGTGTAAAAAGAGCTTTGTCCGGTGTTGGCAAGGTGTTGAAAAAAGCCGCGCCTATTATTTTACCTATTGCTTTGGCAATGACCCCACTTGGTCCTGTATATGGCGCGGCACTTGGTTCT